GTTTTTGTAGTTTTAAAATATCCATCTTGATTAGGTTGTCTGCCAAATGGAAAATCTATCCCAACACTTACACGAGTATCTTGATCTTCAACAAGTTGATTAGTTCTTCTATCGAGTATTGGCATTATGCAGTTCCACCTTTTACTCTAAGTAATTTTACCTTAGATGTTTTGACGTTTGAATTTACAGTCGGTAAACCAACTTTATTTGATGTCTCACTTATTTGAACAAAACCAGGAACTGGTGCTGCATTTGCTTGAGCTGCTGGTGAACCGACAGTATTAATTTGTCCAGGTTTAATCATAAATGGAGCTTCCATATTAGTAATATTAAAATCTTGTTTAACTAAAAAATCAATAAAAGCATCTCTTAATTCTGTAGCAAGTGTATCTAATGGTGTACCTCTACCAATAGCTGGTTTGATTGTTTCAATCTCACCTTCTTGATTTACTTTATCATGGGTTAGATTTTTTTCAAATGCTTTTAATATATCA